TTAGAAACCTTTGTTGCTTCACCAACTGGGCCCCAACGGAATTGACCAGCAAATGCGCCAGTAGTAGTCTGTACATTAGGCACACCGCCTGTTAGATCTACTTCTTTGACGATAATTGCTGGAGATTCTGAAGGTACGCCAAATGCCATGTGTTTTTCCTTTTCCAGTAATCGAATTATGAGTTATCATTATAAGGATATTCAATTAGAACTATTTATAATTTCTCAAATCCTGGGTTAAACGGGAAGATGTCGACATCGGTTGCCCATCTTTCTTCAACATGTTCTCGTTGATATTCTTGTTGTTGGACATAATCACTGCCATCATCGATAAATCCAAATGGCAATACGTCCTCTTCAATTTCTTTCATCCTTTGTTCGAACATCATTTGTTTCATATTAATGTCAGTAAGTTCACCAAAGAATGAGCTGGTAGCAAAATAACCAAACATGACTAAGTTCATCATTAGGTCATCATGGTTTCCATCAGATGCTTCGTATGATTGTCCTTTTGCTACAAAGGTAGAAACTTCTAGGATAGTGTGTTCATCCACTATTTCTAGTTTCTTTTCTTCGATAATATCTTTAATACCAGAACAACCTAGTCTTTTAATTTTCCGGTTCATTTCTACACCCAAAGCGTTTGCTTTTACCGAAGATTCTGTGTGTAGATTCTCATACTCAAAATCATAATACAAACCATTACAAACAACTCCACCTTGATCATTTGCTTCAACAATCACATAACAGTTGTTATATGCCTTTGCATATTTATAAATAACGTTGGGGAAGAGTATTGGAGAGATAAGGTTATTGCGATACACAGCAACCTGTTTAAACGGCCTAGCGCTAATATCGATCACATTAAATGTAGAATAGTCCTGTCCTCTTCCCTTACTTACATCTACAGTCATTATATATTCATGGTCTTTTTCTGGCTCATCATAGATCCAGACACTGTTGCCTTCTAATATTTTCTTTGGAGGTTTTGCTCTGAGGCCTAATAATGTTTCTGCATTGATAAGAGTATCACCAGTCCCAAAGAAAGTGTTCCCAAATTCTTGGTCAAACTGTAACTGAGAAGTATTGGCAATAGTTTGTGCTTTCCAATTTTCATCACGGCCAGGAACATCCCACCAATCAACTCTAAATGGTTTGTACTCATTAATTCCTTGTACAGCACCTTCCCATATCTTATGGTACATATTGCCTATACCATTAGCAGTTGATGTAATGATAACTTTTGTATCTTTACCAGATGAAACAACAGGATACGTAGAAGTATAAAACTCTGCTGCTCTTTCAACAAATGCAAATTCGTCCAGATAAAGCAAGTTCACAGACATACCACGGATAGAAGATCCTGAGGTAGCAGCAGCAATAATCCTACTGTTATTAGAAAATTCAATACTGCCTTTGTTTAATGCCTTACATCCTGGCTGTAGAAAGAATGGAAGATTCTCAAGCATTAGAGTGACTCGAGCAAGCATCTCTCGAGCAGTAGCACCTTTGTTTGCCAATACTGCAATTGTTTTCTCAGGATTGAATAAAGCAAACCATAGCAGATAAGCAACTGAGGAAATAGATTTACCTGACTGTCGACACGCCAACACAATGTTAAACCGTTCTGAATTGAACTGGTCAAACATTTTTGTTTGGTAAGGATATAAGTTAAACGGAATTAGACCTTTATCCAATGAAATAATTTTACAATATGTTTTAGCAAAGTATGAAGGGTCTTTCATACATTTGGCATATTCTTTTATTTCAGTTGCGGTCCATTCCTGGACAACCCCATCGCGTTTAACGTTGGGGTTACCCATATATGTATCATTCATTTGGTTCTATATCAATAATATCGTTTTCTTGTTTCAATAATCTTTGCAAGTCTGTGGTTGAACCAATAAACACGTTATTGGTTGTTTGACCTTGAGGTAAAGCAAGTTTCTCATCCTTTTTATCAAAGTCTTTTTTCTTTTTATGGAGGTCTATTAGGTTTCCATTGATGTCAGCAACATGCTTCATCATATTTGAAAATACTTCAAATGCCCGGGGATGTTCGGTTGCTCTTGCAACTTCCATCATTTCCTCGAGTGCATCTGTACCTTTTGCTAGTAAGTCGTGATAATTTCTTCTAGCATACTCAAAATCATTATCAGGTGTATCAGAATCCATTATGTTATATCTTCAATTGTTGTTGTAAACCCATAGTCACTATCAGGACTTGCATCAGCAGGATCAGTAGTAACAGATATTCTAGTTGTATCTATATCAGAATCACCATTTAAACCTACATCTTTTAAACCAACAGTAGGCTTGGCTGTACGGATATAACCTTTATCGGATGTTGGTCCATAAAAGTTAACCTTCATATCAAATGTAAGATTATAAATGATTGTACGTCTTGATTCTTGTGGACCTTCAAAATCATCAGAAAAATCCACACTTTGTAATACAATAGGGACATCTTCTTTTACATTAGGATAGTCCGGGAATGGTTTCATAGTCAATGTATATTGTGGACTAAAGTATGGAAGAATCTGTTCTAGAATTTGTAGTGCATCATCCTGATTCTTTGCGTAAATACTCAATTGGAAAGTAATTACATAGGGTACACCTGTATTAAACTTATGTCTTGAATTTGCTACAGTTGATGTCTGATTAAAGTTATTAATCTTTGAGATCTGACGTGTTACATCATATGTAAAACTCAAAATTTCAAACGACATACGTGGCAACTTAATTGCAACATTGGTATCTGTATATAGGTCAGGATTTGCTCTAATTCTTTCTAAGAATTTTTGAGCAGGAGCATAGGACAAAGGTACTTTTGTTTGTGACAATACCTGATTGTTTGCATCTGTTCTAAGCACATGCAAATTATTAAAAAGTGAACCAAAAACAGCAACCGCTGTCCTTATCTTTTTATGGTAAAAATAGGTCCCAAACATTATTTCATTAACCTTTTAATAGTAGCCAAAGCTTTCTTTCCATCTGGATGATTAGGATTAATGCTTACCTCATCTCCATTTACAAAGTCTGATATATTAGCAGATTTGCCTAATGCATTAATAGCTTTATGTAAAGGGTCTCTAGGATCATACTTACGTTCAAAACCTGGCTTACCTCTAAGTTCAACCCAAGTCTTATCACCTTTTTCCCACATCTTTAAAACGTCTTGAGTTTTACCCCGTATCAGTTTTAATTTAATCCCCTCAGATATATAAAGCTTAAACCCTTTCATTAGTTATTCTCCGGATCACCAAACGGATTGCTTTCCGAGAAATCTAAGAAATCATCAATTAGATCTGTAAAGCTTGTGTTATCTTCATTTTCAGATAGTTTGTTTTCTTCTGTTATAGACAATATTCTAAGAGCTGAGCCTGATTTAGAACCAATGATGGATCTTCCAGTAATAAAGTCATGGTACTTTCCATCATCTGCGCCAATGTTAATTATATGGAGCTTAAAGTCTGAATCTGAATATTTAGAAACTGTACCACGTATTACTGTGCCATTAGCCAATGTTTGTGTTACGGTCTCACCTACTTCAAAGACTTTCAAAGAGTTTATCATATCAGCAGAATCTACTACAATGGTTGGATTGTTATAGAAGTTACCACCATGTGTTAGTGTAATCGATTCAACTTTTGCAGTGTCAGAATCGAGGAAAATTTCTGCTGTTGCTCTGAAATCAGATTTTGCGCCTGTTGGGCTTGCAATTGAAATATTAATAGCACCTGGTGAATCATAGAAAGCACCACCCGCAGTTACGTTTGTTGCAACAATTTCACCATTAATAATTGAAGTAACTCTTGCTCTTGCTCTAAAGTCTTCAATCACAGCATTTGGTTCAGAAATTGTTACAGAAGGAATGAATGAATATTCATAGTCACCAGAATCTGTAATAGTAATCCCAGTAATTTTTCCATTTTCTACTACAGCAGTTGCAGTAGGAGCAGTCGTACCTGGATCAATTGCTAATTTATCTTGGATTGTAATTGTTGGAGCAGTTCCGTTTGAGTCAATATAACCTGCACCATTGTTAATAACATTAATGGACTTAATAATATTATCACCACCCAATGTAATTGTAGCAAGTGCTTGTTCGGGTGTATACTGCGTAGGCAATGGAACTGTAATCGCAGGAGATTGGTATGAATCATAGAATCTACCACTTGAATCAATATTCAAAGAAGTGATAACACCATCTGTTACGTTTGTACTCAACACTGCATCCGAAGAATCTAGATCAGGTAAACCAATCGAAACCGTTGGCCTTAGAGCATATCCATCACCTGAGTCTGTAATATTCAGAGCAGAGATAACTTCTTGTGCTGTTACATCAGCAGTGATAGTTGCAGATCTTGGAGTAGCAAGTGATAAGATATATGTGTATGCATAATCTCTTGCAATATCGTCGATTTCTTCGATACCAGTATCCAAAGTTTCTGAACTGAACTCGAACAGTTCACAACGTAGTTTGTATGTTGGAAGGTTTGTTAACTGATAGAAAGGTTGTTCATGCTCAACGTGCATGATTTCAAACAGTTTCTTTGTAAATGGTACATAAATCAAATCACCTTCACGTGGTCTTTGGCCTGTGATTTCATTATCAAAACGTTGTACTGTTTGAGACCATCTTTTTCTCGAAACAACAAGTGTTACAGCATCTCTAATCTCAACGCCAAACTTAGTGAATAGGTCACCTTCACCATCAAATCCATCGACGTTTTCAACATACATTTCAACTTTATACGACGAATTAAAACGTGATTGTACGTCTTCATTCAATATCGTGTCTTCGGCAATAATGTCTCTTGGCAAATAGTATAGGTCCTGGCCATAAATCTTTAGAGACTCTATAACGATGTCTTCATAAAGATTTTGCTCGGATCTTACACCTTGACTAAAATAAAGATTAGTGGCCATAAGTTACCCCATAAAGAAATCAGCAGGAAGTTCATGTTCAAGTCTGATTTTTTCCCTTAGCTGTTCAATCTCCTGTAACGCATCTTCATAGATTTGTCTGCCATTCAGTGTTACACCACCAGGCAATTGCATCCCTTCAAACTTAATAAGGTTTGCACCCCATTGTTGTTTAATTAATGCAGTGGTATATTCTTTTAACCACATATCGTTCCAAACTGATGTATGAGTATCTGGGTCAATAATTTGATAAACCTCAGCTACAACATAATCACCAGCTTTAATATCACCATCTGCAAAATCACCGTGGATGTAAAGACGATTCTGTCTCCTTGCAAAATGGACTTGAGGAGAACCAGTCAGTTTCATATCCAATAGTGATAAGTATTGCTGCATTTGCTCGTAATACGCAAGGTCACCAATATATGAATGTAGATCCGCAATATCATTCCAATGCATCTGATATTTAATATCAAAGAAGTTACGGCCCGACTGTCCACGTAATGGAAACAGTCGTGAAACTTGAGTGATGTTTGAAGAGATTGGAATATACTCATTTGACACGTCATCAGAAGTGACTTCATGTTTTAGAAAGCCACGGTAAGTTGCGTCTGAATGGAATTCTCTGTAATATTGTAGAGCTTCGTCTACTCTGTCCTCAAGCTGATCAGTGTCGACATTGATTTCAATGACGGGTTCGCCCAATCGGCGGAGGCAGTATTCGATTAGCGTGTCTCTACTAGTTGGATTAGCCATAAAAAAATACCTCTAAGCGTATAGATCTTAGAGGTATTTATAATAATTTTTTTGGCTAGTTTATGCCTGGAGTTGACGTACTTCTGTTTCTTCAGGTTCCTCAGGGTTCTCTAAAGAATTTGTGAGCATTCCAACGAATGCATCCCGACCGATCGACAACTGGTCAAGATTAAAGCGCGCGCTTGATAGTTTACGCTCAAGGTCTTGGATGTGGTTAACCATCGCTTTTTGCTCATCTTTCATGTCTTCATAAAAGTACTCAACATCATTTACCATAATGGGTGTCTTTTCTTCTTTTCCCATTTTGTTTCCTCCAATTAGGGTTAAAATCAATGCTGGATTTTTTCAGCCAGCATACTATATATAACACTTATTTGGCTGCAAGTTGAGCTTTTAAATCATCAACCTCATCTTTTAGTTCTTTAATTGCTTCAATAAGAAGACCAACCATGTTACCATACGCAACAGTTTTAATCCCTTTATTGTCTTCACTTACAACTTCTGGAAGTACTTTTTCAACTTCCTGAGCTATAACACCAGCATGACGAGGCTTTTCTTCCATGTCATTACGGTTAAAGGTAACACCACGGATTGCCTTTACTTTATCCAAAGCATTTGGTATAACTACTACATTTTCTTTTAAACGTTCGTCTGAGTATGCCGTAACATTACCAGAAGCAGTCAAGTTACAATAAATGTAAGTGGTATCTGATGTGTTTGCCGTACCAAATACTGCAAAGGTAAAGCCCCCCGAGTTATTCCAAAATTGTAGTTTACCTGCACCGCCAGCATTACCACTGTTATTTGAAATAAGCCATAAATCCTCACCGCCGCTGGCTGTTGATTTAATTCCTACTTTTGGCCCACCTGTGCTATTACCTTCAACCGAAATTCCACCACTACTATCTGTGGTTACAAATGTTCCAGTGTAAGTGCCTACATATTGATAAAAGCCAGTTGCAGGATTAACATAATAAGAGGTGTTGTTACTATCATAGAAGATAGGTGCACGCATACTACTATTATGCTGCGCCTGACTGTTAGTTACAATAAAATTTGTTGACCCAGCATTTGTAATCCTCAAACCATAATTAAAAGTTGAACCCATGCGAATATCTACGCCATATTCAGATGCACTGGAATTGTACTTGTTTACGACCAAACCCCAATCGTTATTGGTTGTAGCTGTAATGTAAACAGTAGCGTCATTGGTGTTTTGTCTTGAACCACCGTTTACGTTTAATTCCTGAATGTCAGTGCGAACTAAGTTGCTAGTACTTGCAGGATCAACGTAGTAAGACGTGTTGTTGGTATCGTAGAAGATAGGTGCACGTACTGACTGATCACTAAATAAATTACCAGTTGGATCAATCCAAACCCTTGTT